CTTTAATTCAATTTCAGAAAAGATATCAACCTGTTCAAATAACAATGATGTTATGTCAGAATAGATGTCAGGTTGAAAGCAGCGGTCATACCGGTTTGTCAATAACAAGTTTTTTAGGCTTTGTTTTATTGAATCAATATCAGTAATTGGCAATATGTCGTTATAGATCGGGTGTGCCGCAAAGGCGTTATCAATATCTGAATATAAATTTTTTCTAGACACCACTGTCGTTCTAGAATCATTATAGTCAGACAGGTTGCGGCTCATATTCTATTTATACAAATATAGTCGACGAGTTATTTGTTTAAAAACGTACTAGCGAGCGGGGAGCCTGCAAATGAACTTATTCTATTTAAAAAAGAACTGCCAGAGGACGAGGAGGAAGAGGCAGAATTCACGCTTGAGGCAGCAGACGCGCCCGCATTTGCTGGGTTGTTGCGTATTGCTTCGGAGTTGTTTTCCATTTCGTATTTTATTTTATTTACCCGCTTGTTATACTCGTTAACGGTTTCTGATGACCAGGCAGGATTTTTCAGCAACGTTTCTTTTGCAAAATAATTAAACTCATTTTTAAGCCCGGTTAAAGAAAAGCCGGTCTCCCCGGACAAGAAGCTTCCAACAGACCCTACCCCACTTGTAATTCCGCTAACTATATTTGCGGCAGTATTAAAGCCAGAATTTAATGTGTCTACTGAAAGACCTGCTTTCTTTTTGCTTCCGCTCGTATCGGTGGTTGTAATGTTTGTTGTGCCAGAATTTTGTGGATAGACGCTAGAAAGTATGCCTGTCGCCTCACTGAGTATATTGTAAACCGAGTCTAAGCCGTCAGAGGTCGTGCTGCTTCCACTCAACAGCCCAGAGCCTGACCCAGTAGCTGCAATGCGGTCGTGATAGTTGTATGCGAGTTCGTGCACCGCGGTAAGCATTGAAACATACTCCTGCACTCCAACGGTGTCTCCTTCAGCTGTTAACGTGTTTATTTTATCAGTGTCTTTATTTAACGCCTCTCTTAACCTAAATTGAAAGAGATCATACTTGCCCTTTGCCTCAACAGGTTGTCGCGAAGTGGCTGGAATAAACGCTACAATTGCCTCTGGCACCTTTGTGTTGTCTGCCTTTATATACTTAGCGAGTGGGTTGCCATTTATATCAACCGCGTTACAAATATCAACAAGACCATTTGCAGCATCTTTTACAAATCCCGCGACGTCACCAATGCCTGATGTAATGCCTGGAAACTGTGATTTAAGCGCATCAATTTGTTCGTTCGCAATGGCACCCAGTTTGGCATACGCGCCGGTGGCTTCAAGAACCATATTTGCAAATGCCCATGGATTGTCTTTAATAAATTCAATCAGTGCCATTATTTGTTGGACTTTTTTAATAAGATCCATCACACTAGTTAGCAATTTTAAAATGCCAGTTCCTGGAATATAACTAAGTACAAGCGCAGCAATCTTCGCTGCAACAAACAACATCAATTTTTGTGGTAAATTTTGAGCGCATTCAGCGAGAGTTTTTACTGTGCCAAGTGCTGGAATATCACTTTTTTCTAGAAACGAAAGTACTCCACTCTTTATAAAGTCTGAAGTTGACACATTTTCAGAGTATGATATAACGGATGAGCTGCTTAAACTGCTATTTTTTGGAGTAGAAACTACTTCTGCTTCAAAAATATCTATTTTCTCTTGATATTCTGTTGCTGCTTCTTGCGCAGCAGACGGCGAAACTGGAACTACCTTAATTTCTTGGGTTACTGAGCCAGTATAGTTTAAATCTACCGCTTCTAAGGTAACGGTGTATGTTCCGACTTCAATTGGAGGAGCCAACGCAGAAAAAAGATCCGAAGACGTTTCGTTTGCCTTTGCGTACGTTAACCTAACAGGTATATTGCCAGGATAGTTCGGGTCGTCGACGTCTAGTATTTGAGGATCGGTAATAAATTCGGGAACGTGTGTATTTCCATAATACGCAAATTCAGTTTTAGTAAACGTAGCCCCTATTGGGCGTGGGTGTATTACTAGATATTTAGAAGGGTCGCCATAACCCTTGTATGGAGCCCGGCGTGTATTAAAATCATACAAAACCGTTTCAAACTTAAGATTATTAAGTTCCTCTTCAGTTAACACATCCTCGTTGATATCAAAAAATGGGTTGCCAAACGATATTTCTGAAAATATGCTGCCTTGGGATGGAACCGTATTTGGCTTGTCTTGATAGCTGCTCCAAAAACCACGATACGTGCCATTATGCAAGTCTGTTGGATATATTCCGTTTTGAATATCGGGATAGGAGACTATTGGTAAGTTACGAACGTATGTAGCGTTTATAGTAATGTCATAGCGGCCAACTCTTTTTGGAACATTAGAGACGCCAGCCATTCTACTTTCATATTGTATATCAACTGTAAGACCTGGGTCTGTTACAGGTATTATTTCAACTCTCCATGGTCGTCTTTTTAGCATCGTCGGCCCTGACGTACCATAGTTATATGGATTAACTGGAGTTTCAACGTTAAAAGGAGCTCGATTGATCCCATTTGCCCCAACCTGAGTAACGATTGTAAAACTTTCTATTAGATCCTGAAAACGAGCTTGACCGTTATAGATTAATTCTATTGGACGATGTTGTTCTTTAAAATTTCCATAAGTAAGTGTTTCGCTGTTAAACACTTCAGGCTTAAAATTTATATACAAATAGGTATCAACCGGACCAGTTATCGCTGTCCAGTCCATATACGTATCGGTGTATACCGACGGTCGATTTGCCGTAAATAAAAATGTTTTAGACGCAGTAACTGCAGTGCCGCTTACTGTTGCAGTAATTGTGATTGTTGCAGTGCCCTTTTTGCTGCTTAGCGGCGTCACCGTAACGGTACGGCTTGCGCCGCTGCCTCCAAGCACGACGTTGCTGTTTGGCACAAGAGCAACGTTGCTACTGCTAGCACTAACTGTAAATGTTGCTGACGGATTTTCTGGATATGCGATTGTAAAGGCAAGTGGGCCAGTGCTTGCCGCCACCCCAAGCAGGTTTTGGTCAGCAATATTAGAAATTGTAAGTGGCATATTTTTGGTTTAATAACATTTTTATCCAAGAGCTCCAGGCACCGTCGGGGTTGGAATGCCCTTCGATCCGTCGCCGAGGTGAAGGTGAGTTAACAACCCGGTAGTTCCAGCAGCTGCTCGTACGTCTCCGGCCGCCACAACCCCTCCTCCAAGTACAGTAACTAGCGGCGTAGTTATATTTGTAAATGATGAAGTCATATTTGTCAGCCCAAGCGAAGTCATGTTTAATGTAGTCGCGCTGTCAACGCATGCAGAGAGGCCTCCAATTGTGGCTGGGCCTGCTGGCGATGACATACTCACTCCAAGAAGTGCAGTCGTATCAGCCGCGCCGGTGTATATTCCAGTGTATCCTCCAAGAACGGTTTTTTCAACGCTGCCAACAACCATGCTTTTTACGCCGCCGGCCCGAACGGTATTATTTACGCCGTTACCAATTATGCTGTCCTTTTTACCAACAACACTTTCAGCTTTATCGCCAAGCACTTCGTTTTTATATGAGCCGCATTTTAATTTATATTCACCTGTAACAGTCTGTTCGTAGTTGCCAGTTACCTCCATTTTAACGTTGCCATGAACTGTTATATTTACGTTAGACACCGAACCAGCCGCGCCTATATCAACGTTGGCGTTGCCAATAACCGTAACGTGGCCGTCTCTATGTATAGTTGTGTGATGCTTCGAAACTATAACTACGGTGCTTGAACCGTCTGCGTGTATTTCACGATACGTTCCAGACTTATGTTTTTCCTTTATGCGCTCGTGACCAAGCGTGTCATCAACTTCAAAAACGTGCCCTGAACGCGACTGATTCACGTTGTTGTATGGATATACCGATTGATTGGTTGGAAACGGTGTACTAAAGCTGCTGTTTGCCATAATTTGTCTATTCTATATATAAGCCTTATGCAACGCCGCCCATACCGATACTCGTAACGCCTGCCCAGTAGTTTCTCATAGTAGAAGTTAATCCATTTGCCCAAGACCCGCCACCGGTACCAAGACCCGCCGAGCCGCCTATATCAAAATGCATAGAGTCTAGCGCGCCATAGTTTGCTCGTGTTCCTGAGAAATAACCGCCAAACCTAAATGCAACGTTTAACTCTGGATATTTAGCTGTTTGAATCTGACGCGCCTTTTGAGCAAAAATTTCGTAGTGCCTAAAGTCTGACGCAACTTGATATCGTCCTAGTGCTTTGCCATTTAGGTATAGTTGTATATCAATTGCTTTTCCACGACCGTGAAATCTAGAGTCTCCTGGACGTACACCAGAAGTTAGCTGCGTAGTATAGCCGTCTGGCATAGCCATACCAGCACTTTCAATTATATCAATAAGCCTCTTATCAACCTCAACTGAGCCAGACTTTGTTAGAAAACTTGATCGTCTGCTAACTTTTTTGCCGTCAGCTGCGGTACTTGTAATTCCTGGGTCTCCATACGCGCCTCTGATTCGTAGTATATACGCCACTGGCCCTGTAGTACTTTTTTTAGTGATCTTTTTAGAAATATAGTCAAATTCTGCAATTTTATAGGTTCCTGATACTGGACCCCCGTCATACACGACAGCAACATAGTCTTCTGCGCCGCTTCTAATAATAATATCGCCCTTATACAGCGTTTTGGGGCTTGCTATTTGTGTCATATATTTGGCTCCCTTGCCTAGAGGCCAGTTTAGCCAATTAGTTAAACTACTAGTGTCTGCAGGAAGATCTGCGTTGTCTGGTTTAACCGATGATTTTAGAAATCCAGTTAATTTTTCAGCGCACCATTGATTTGAAACGTTAGACATAATTATAATTATTGTGAAGAATTAAGTACATCGTTGACAAATGAATCCACCGCTCCTTTTGCAACCTTCTCATCAGCCCATGCGGCTGGCGCGCCGTCAAGCGCAGAAGTATTTGCCGAATTTGCTATTGGAGAGCCGTCTACATACTGCGAAACATTTGTTCCGCTTACAAATGAGTTTCCTACCGAGGATGATATTGCGTCTTGTGGGATGTCGGCGCCGCCTCCGCTTAAATTTGTTGTTCCTGGTATTGTTGCAATTATAACAGGATCTTGTAGGTCTTCGTCTCTAAAAAAACCAAAAACCCAACTACCAACCATTAACCCAGTTGCGCTCGCGCCTACAGCCGAATTACTAGCGCTGGTGATTGGTAGGAGTGGAGTTGCCCATGGCAATTTTTCACTGGGTATACTATTTGCGTCATCAAGTTCGTGATACTCGTAACAACGTATCTGCACACGACCTGCATTTAGCGGATCTGCAATATTCTCTACAATAGCGGTAAACCAATGATCAATTTTCATACTGGAATTTTCTAGCGATTGAGCCAACGTCTCGCGCATACTCTGGCGAAGTTGCGTATCCTGATTGTCCTATTGCTGTTACGGCGTCACTAACATTTGTTGAAGCTAGTACCTGTGAATATCGTTTATTATCAGACAAGAAATCAATATAGCCCTTTGCGCTGTCTTCCACGCTGCTATACGCCCTAAAGCTATCATTTATAGTG